CGCCTACGGCTGACCGGAGATGAACGTGACGCGGTGGAGCGGGCGGCGGCACACCTTGAGGGCAGCGGCTGGAGTGTAGCCACGCTTCGCGGCCTGCTGGATCGGACGAAGTGCGCTACACATTGAGCATCCGGACCATGGTCTAATAGGGGTATGCCAACCCCTGCCCATATCCAGCGGCTTGTGGCGTCCGAACTGGCCGCCGCCCTGTCTGCTCACACCTGGACCACGGCGATCCCCGCGGTCGCCGCGGCCTTCCGCCGGGTGCCCGACTACCAGCTCGAGGACCTGGGCAGCCTCAAGGTCTCGGTGGTGCCAGGCCCGATCGGGGTCAACGGCAACGACCAGGGGCAGCCGCGGGGATCCGACTTCTTCGAGGTTGGCGTCGGCATCGTTCTGGCCAGGCACGTCGGCAGCGACCAGGAAATTGCCGACCTGGAAGACTTGAACATGGCCATCGTGGACGCGATCCGCAGCTACCACGTCACGCTGGCCGAACTGCCATACGCCGATTGGACGGATATTTCGATACCGACCCCATATGACCGCGAGGCCCTCACCGAGCGGAACGTGTTCCTGTCGCAGATCGAAGTGATGTGGATGGTGCCGCAGGACAAGCTGGCGGCCCCAGAGCCCCCGGCCCCGTAGCGAGGCCGCCATGCTGTTCGTCCGCCGAGCCCCGGCCCTGTTCCCCGGCTTGCAGCTGCGGGTGCCGTCGATCCCGACTACCATCAGCACGCGGTATTTCTTTGACCGGGCGGAGGTAAAAGCGGCCCTGACGCGGATGGAGCACTATTCACTGTCGCGAAGCGGGCTGCTGGTGCGTCGAACGGCCGCAAAGTCGATCAAGAAGGTTGGGGCAGCTCGCCCGAAACTCAAGATCATGCGGGATAACCGAAATATCCCAATGGCCATCCTGCTAAAAGCACCTGGCCTGCGGGCGTCGGCACGTCGCGGGCTTGAGCAGCGAATCGCGGAAATCAAGTTCCCGCCCGCCTCTCCGCCAGGCACGCCGCCGTTCACGCACGTCCCGCACTCGCACATGCTTGGGTTCCGAAGGAATCTTTACAACGCAGTCGATCTATCGACTAAGTCTGCAGTCGCCGGCCCAAGCAAGAAGGGCGACGATTGGAGCATCGTTCACCTGCACGAGTTTGGCGGAACCAAAACGCTGCAGCAGTGGATGTGGGTGCCGGAACACCCGCGATACAAGACGCCAATCGTCAAGTGGACGAGCATACGGACGAGCCCTGGTGGAGGCCGGTGGCTGCCAACGGGACAAAAGCAGACGTTCAACTATCCGGCACGCCCGTATATGCTTCCGGCCCTCACCGCCTGCCGCCCCAAGCTCGCCAAGATGTTCGAGGGCGCCTTCTCCGCCGGCCGCGTCGGCAGTCCGTAGACCACTGGTATACTGGTGTTCAGGGGCGGCATTCGTGCCGCCTAAGACCCAACCAGTAGCTAGAGGGCAGCATGGCGACGTACACGCTCGGCAAAGACTACACCGTGTCGGGCCTGGCCGGTGCCTCCGAGCTGACGGTGACGCGGGAGGGCGAGCGGATCGACGTCACGACCCGCGAGCACGCCAAGCCGTTCAAGCTGACAGTCGCAGGGTTTGCAGCCACCACGATCGAGTGCAGCGTGTTTGCCACGTCATCGACCTCGTTCACGGTTGGCTCGCCATACACGATCACGCTGAACGGCGAAGCCTTCACTGACGTTGTCTGCATGGCCGCGACTCGCGAGGAGCCGCAGGCAGGCATCATCACCTACCGGCTCAAGTTCCGCCCCGGCACGCCGCACGAGACCGCCAACCGCGTGCAGGTCGGCCCCGGCGGCTACCGCACCTGACCCCTAGCTATCTGGAGAGTCCATGCCTGCCGTTCAATACAAACTGGGCCGTGACGCTGTCGCATCGCTCCCCGGCGTGAGCAACGACGACATTCGCGACGTGACGATCAACGTCACTGCCGAGGAGTTGGACGTGACCACGTTCCTCGCAACGGCGATCACCGAGGCGGCCTATATGCCTGGCCTCACCGAATGCACGATCGACGTGGTGTGCATGAACCACACGGCTGCTGTTGGCGATAGCGAGGCCCAGGACGTTGCAGGTCTGCCGAGCGACCTTGATGCGACCGTGCTCAACATTTCGGAGCGGGTCACGCCGCGGGGCACCGTCGAATACACCATCAGCTACGGACTGTCGCCGTCTACTGGCGGAGCCTGACGCTAGCGCGGGGCTCGCCATGCCGACGACCAACGTCAAGCTGGGGCACAACCAGAAGTTCAGGCTTGACGGCTTTGTGATGGAAGGCACTCGCGACGTCGAGGTGTCGATTGACACGAAGCAGCACGACGTCACGGCCTGGGACCATTCGTGGACTTCGACGCTGCCACTGCAAACGGACGTGACCATCCGGACAACGCTGTATTGGCAGAGGGAAATTGGCCGTATTTGGTCGAAGTTCAACAAGCATCCGCCGCAGAAGGTGAATCTTTCAATCGACGGCGTGATTAGCGGGCCGTTCGTGCCCGTGGAAATGCAGATTGCCAACCCGCTCAACGGCGTGCTGGCCTACGACGTGACGTTCAAGCTCTGGAACTACTAATGAAGCCTTTTCAGACCAGTGACGGTCGGCAGTACGAAATCGCCGTCAACGTCGGCACGGTAAAGCGGGTTCGCGATCTGACAGGCATCAACCTGCTCGGCCTGGTGGGAGACCAGAAGGCCGTGGGCCAGCTGTTCGAGGACGACGTGAAGTTCTGCGAGGTGCTCTGTGCCGTCGTGCGACCGCAGCTCGAGGCTGCCGGCAAGAGCGACGACGACTTTTTCGCGGCGATCAACGGCGACGTTATTGAGACCGCTGCGGAGGCGCTACTCGCGGAGGTTGTAAATTTTTTCCAAGAGCCGAGGAGGACGCTCCTCCGGACGGCGATGGAGAAGTACCAGACGGCGTACCGCAAGGTGCGAGCCGAAGGCGCCGCCGCCGCCGAGAAAGCGATGGAGAGCCTGGACTTCGAGGCGAGCCTGCGCCAGACCCTTACGAACTCTGCTTCGAGCTAGCCGGGATCTGTGGCGTGGAGCCTTGGGGCCTCACGTTGCGTGAATTGGATTGGATGGCCTGGGGCCGATCAAACGACCACTGGAATCACACGGCGTCGATCATGGCACTCCTGGCAGCAATCCACAGCGATCCGAATAGCGGCAAGACTCCGTCGCCGGCGGACTATCACCCATTCCTTGAGCCGCCGCCGATGCCAAAGGCCACGCCGGAGCTGCTCCGGTCGCTGTTCCCAGGCAAGAAGCCGCCGGAGGGGGTGAAACTTGGCTAGTGCTGGAGGTATTCGCGCTGGTGCCGCCTACGTCGAAATCTTCGCGAAGGACGGTGCATTTCAGCAGGCCATGAGCCGCGTGCAGTCGAAGATGGCCACGGTGGCCCAATCGCTGCAGCGTTTCGGCACTGGTATGTCGCTCGGCGGGGCCGCGCTCGGCGCTCCGCTCGTCCTGGCGGCCCGCCAGGCGGCAGGGTTTGAGGATGCACTGCTCGGCATGAAGGGGGCGGCGGGCCTTGGCGTTGCGGACGTGGCCAAGTTGGGCGCGGAAGCTAAGAAGCTGGGGTCATCGCTCGGTATTTCGCCCACGACGATCGCCCAATCGTTCCTTGAGCTTGCCAAGGCGGGAATGTCTGTCGCAGACGTCCTCGATGGCGCCGGAAAGTCTGCGGTAGAGTTCGCAAAGATTTCTGGCGTCGAGGCCGACCGGGCCGCGACGTTTATGAAAACCAGCATGAACGTCTTTGGTGTGTCTTCGCAGGAGGCCGTGGACACGCTAACTGCGGCGGCAAACTCCAGCGAAACCTCAATTGAGGCGCTGGTTGAATCTTTCTCGCAGGCGTCTTCAACCGGCGAGTCTTTCAACCAATCGCTGTTTGGCCTGTCGCAAGCGTTTGCCGTTCTGGCCGGTGCGGGAATTGTTGGCGAGGAGGCAGGGACGGCCGTCAAGACGATGCTTACAAAGCTCGTTGCACCCACACAGGACGCCGAGGAGGCGCTGGGCAGGCTCGGCCTGAAAATCTCTGACTTTCGCGATGAGGCCGGCCAACTACTCCCAATGCAGCAGGTTGCCGGTGTATTTGAAAAAGCGCTGGGCGGGATGGCTGGAGACCCCGGCGATTTCATGGCATCACAGCAAGCCCTCGTAGACGTCTTTGAGCAAAGAGGCATCAAGGTCATCACGGCTTTCGCCAATGCAGGCGAAGAAGGGTTTGGGCGGATTGCGAGGGAAATGGCAAAGGCTCTGCCTGTCTCGCAGCAGTTTCAAATTCAGATGAGCGGCATTTCAGGCCAGTTTTCAAGGCTCAAAACCGGCGTCGAGCTTATTTCGATAGCTTTTGGCGAGGCTATTTCGGGCAGCCTGCAAACAGCGACCACCGCCCTGTTCGACATTATGACGTGGGTCGCCAAGCTCATCACGCAGTTTCCAGAGCTCGCCGTACTGGTGACGGCCGTCGCTGCTGGCATGGCCGCTCTTGGAACGGCGGCCATCGCGACCGCGCTGGCGATGAAGGGCATTGCAGTTGTTGGCGTGATCCTAGCGGCGCTAGCGAGCCCAGCCGGCGGAATCGCCCTCGCCGTCGTGGCCGTGGCCGGACTTGCGGCCTACATGACGGGAGCCTTCGAGGATCTGGAAGGTTGGGCGATGCGGCTAAAGGCCGTGTGGGCAAAGCTCGGCCTCTGGATTCGTGCGGCCTTTGACCAAAACTTCTTTGCAACGGGGCTCCAGGCTGCCCTGAAAAAGGTTGACGAGGATTTCGCCAAATGGGAGGCCGGCAGAAAGGAAAAGAAAGACAAGGGAGCGCCGGCTGCTAACGCAAGCAAGCCAGACAACAACCGCGACCCAATGAAGGACGACCCCCTCGCCGCACGAGAGCGTGCCGCCGAGTTGGCCAAGGAAGAGGCCGACGCCGAGCAAGACATGACTCGGGCGATCTCCCAGCAGACCGACGCCTACTTCAAGGCCATCAAGAAAGCCGAGGAGTTTGGCGATGCCGGCAAGGCCGCTGCCGACGAGTATTTCGCTGGGCTCGCCAAGCTACAGGAGCAACTCCTTGGGGGAGTTCTGAATACCACGAGCTACGGCCAAGCGGCCGAGGCTCTTGGAGACCAGTTTGCCGGCCAGCTCGAGGCGATGCGTGAGTCGGAGCGAAATCGCGGCACCGGCCTGGGGCCGAGCCTTGGCGGGTTTGGCGTTGGCGGCGGGGCCGGCGGCATTGGCATCGGGCCGGAGTTGAACCCGATCGCGGATGCCACGAAGCAGACGGCCGCGAACACGGCAGTAGCCGCCAATGCCCTCCAGCAGATTGTGGCCGGTCAGGGCGCGATGGGTGGGCCGATGGCGGGGCCGGCCGCCGTTGGGGCTCCTATCGCCGGAGGGGCGTTTGCGGGGGGCGCTGCGGCGCCGATGGCCGCAGCCGTGCCAGCCGCCGCCGCCTCTGCCGAGGCTGGCACGCAAATCACTGCCGGCTTTCTCAAGCTGGGCGAGCACATGACAAGGCTGCGAAACACGATGGCGGTGGCGATGACAACGAATAACCAGCTGACCGCCACCAGCAACGCCTTTCTGGAGAGGATCGCCTACAAGATGGAGAAATCGGGGGCCGCGTTTTTATGAGCACGAACATCGCGGTTTACGAACTGGCCGACTCTGGCACCGGCAGTGTCTCCTACGATTTTGAAGCCGGAGAAAACCGCGAATGCACGCGGCGTTTTTTGATCGGCCAATGCGACGGCTTCAACCAGGCCGTCGAGCTGATTGAGCCTTACGCGCCTCAATACATATTGGCCGGCTACGGGCCTTTCTGGACGCGCCGCAAGCTCGACATAAAGCCTGTCGGCAATCGGTACTATGACGTCAGCGCGACATGGTCAACGCTGCTGCCGCGATTCGAGGCCAGCGACGACGGCGGCGGTGGTGGTGGCGGCGAGGAGCCGCTTGCTGGCGGAATCGCCTGGGACACGACCGGACACACGACCCATATCACGCAGGCTTTTGGCACGACTGCCTATCCGGCCGGCGGGCCTGACATTTATGACGCGATAAATATGTCCGGCGATTCGGTCAACGGATTGGACGTCGTCCGGCCGTCGCTGCGTTATTCCGAGACCTGGATCGTGCCGGCCGCTATGGCCGTTGGGGGCCAGTTCATCAGCTCGGTGTATTCGCTGACCGGCACGGTGAACAACGCCCCGTTTCGGTTCTTCGATGCCGGCGAAGTGCTATTCATGGGAGCACGAGCCCAGTGGCAAGGTGGCGACCCGTTCGTTGCTGTGACATTCGATTTTGAGTGCCGCCCAAACCGGACGGCGGAATACGTCAAGGGAATTGCCCAGTTCCCAATCAAGGGTTGGCAGTATATGTGGGTCATGTACGAGCCAAAGAACGAATCGGACAGACTCGTGCAAATGCCAATCTATGCCTATGTGCAGGACGTGTACCAAGAGAAGGATTGGACTCCGCTGATGATCCCAGGCCTGCAGCCCGCCAAGCCAAAGCGAGCCCGGAGTCCAAAACCGCCAAAGCCTGTCGCCCCGGCCGGCCCGCTCAATCTCGACCAGATCGGGCCATGAAAGACCCACGCAACCACGTTTTGCGCGGCCAGCCGCTCCGCCTGGCGGCCGAGCAGGTGAACAGCCTCAACTCGCTGATGCGGGTCAACACCGGGTTCAATTCTGGGCCAGTTGACATTCCGCAGGCGGCCAAAAACGTCATTTTGTGCCGAAATAGTTCCGGCGCAGACGTTGATCGCTGGGGTGTGCTTGAAATCTCCGGCGTAGTGTTTGATCCCGGCGACGGAGCAAGTGCCGAGGCGACGTTTCAGAGCACGCCATGCCTAACGGGTGGCCTTCCGCAAGGCCCTGCATACCGCAAGCAGTTTGCCATCGCCATCGAGCCGATTGCGAGCAATAGCATCGGGCGAGTAGCTGTCGATGGCGTTGTGCAGTGCAAACTCAACGTCACGAACGAATCAGACAGGACCGCCCACTCCACCAGCGGATCGACTGCAGAATTGACCACTGGCGTTGGCGGCGCCGCCGAAATTCTATGGAAGCAGCCAGGAACGGGCAGCGGCAAGTGGGCGGTGGTGCGGCTGGGCGATGCTGGAATCGAAATTATTCTCTGCAAGGCAGAAGCCGACTTGGAACTCAACGGTATGTATGAGTTGCAGGTGTGGTCGGAGTCGGAGGATGGGCAGCCGGAAATAGTCGCTGGCAGAACCATTCATGCACAAAACAGACTGTACGACATATCGGCTGGCTCGTGGGTGTTGGTTGCGAAAACGTCCGTGCTTCTTCCGGACACTGGCGTAAACAACTGGACGATGATCGCCGCCAGCGACCAGTACGACGGGATGTATCCAGAGGCTCCCTACGCTGGCTACCAGTGCAGCACGCCGACCATTGGCGGCCGCGATCTCTCTGCGTTGCCGGGATATGACGCGGAAAAGAAACAGGCGCTCACGCACAACAACGGCTGCCTCGTCTGGATCGACCTCGAAGACTGCCCGCCCTGACATGACTGTGATCGTCCGGCATAACGGGAAGATCATCACGCACGGTGGCAAGGTCGGCACCGGCACGGGCTGCTGCTGCGGCGAGCCGTGCGACCCGTGTGCGTTCAGCGGCGGCCCGGAAACATACTTTCCATCCGCCCGCCTCGTCGGAACGTGGGACATCGGCGGTGCGACCGCGTTCGATTGGTTGGCTCCAGCGGATCAGTTGTTTACCGGATACATCAACCGAGGCTGGAAGAACAACTCGCGCCCACCGCAGGGGACGGCGGCCTCTGCCCCAGACACTCGCGTTCATGCGACTGTGTGGAAATGGGACGGCTCAACAGAAACGTGCGATACGCTGGATGAGTTTGGCGACGTTGTAGAGGCCGAGGTTCCGTCGCTGCGGACGTGCGGCGACTCCGCCTGCTCGGCATGGTTCTACGGCGCGCCGGGCAGCGTAAACGCTGTGATGAGCGCAAGAGAATACCGCACGCTGATCGACAATCCGCCGCCCAGCGACAACCAGTGGTACACGTTCCTCTACATCGAGGCCGGCGTCGGCGGCCCGGAGGTCTGGTACTGGGCGTGGATCCCCTACTGCACGCAGACGTGCGGCGAGGTCTCGCTGTCGTCGGATGGCCCGTCGCCTGACTCATTGGTTATCGACACGTTCACGCTCACCTGCGAAATGGGCGATGCGTGTTGTGCAGGCAATGACGAATACCCAACCTATCAGTTGGTGTACTCGGAGTGCGAAGGCGGCCACAACCAAGTGGACTATTCCGCACAGACAAGCGCCCAAGACGTTCCGCCCTGCCTCGGCGCGTGCTGCTACAACGACGGCACAGATGACGTGTGCGGCGGCCCAATGAGCAAGGCCGAGTGCGACTCTCTGGGCGGCACTTGGCACAGCGGCAAATCATGCGACCCCGATCAGCAACTCGTCACGCTATCGTTTTCGTCGGCCGCATTCGGGTCTGGGGGCGGTGGCATCGCGACCGCCCCTGTCGGGACGCCCGGCCCGATCACGGGCGTGAGCATCACTAGCCCCGGCAGCGGCTATGCACAAGTCGTGCGAGTTGTTCCATCTGTCACGGCGTCCGTGGCGGGCGGAACTGGTGCCACGTTTACGGCCAACATGGCAAGCAACGGCGGCTCGCCGCAGACCTGGCGGGTCAATAGTGTCACCATAGCCGGAACTGGAACCGGATATACGGACGGAACGGCGGTGGTATTCAGCACCGGCGACATTGAGCAGGCGGCGGCAGTCGCTACGCTCCAGACGGCACGCTCACAGCCGACCCTGACGGCCAGCGTGTCGGGCGGCACCGGGGCCACGCTTACGCCGACGCTCGCGAGCAACGGCGGCTCCCCGCAGACCTGGGGCGTGTCTAGCGTGTCCGTCAGCGGGACAACGTCGGGCTACACCGATGGGGCTTCGGTCACGTTCTCATATGGTGCCAACGTCACAGAGCAGGCCGCAGCGGTTGCGACCATCAAAACCGCTAGAGCCACACCGACGATCACGGCGAGCGTGTCAGGCGGCAGTGGGGCCTCGCTCACGGTCAGCCTCTCGCAATCGCCCACAACCCCGAGCGATACGGCACTCTGGCATGTTGACTCCGTGGCGGTGGCCGATGGCGGCACGGGCTACACGGACGGCGATCCGGTCACGTTTACGGTGACGGACGGCGAGCAGGTGACCGAGGCCAGCGGGACGATTGCGACCGACGCTGGAAGAGAGAATCCGAATCTCACACCGTATGTCTGGGGCGTGGACGGCACTACTGGCGGGTCTGGTGCAGTGCTGTCTGCAACGATGGTGAGCAACGAAGATGATCCAGAAACGTGGGGCGTGGCAGCGATAAACGTCATTGACGGAGGCAGCGGATACGAGGTTGGAGAGTATTTTTGGTATTCGGAGTTTGGCACTGGGTTTGCCAGTATTCCTCCGTACTACTTGGTTGAGACTGACGGGTGGCTCATTACGAGTGTCGATGGGAACGGCGCGATCACGGGCGTTGGGCTGGACGGGTACGGCGGCATTGGTCAGTTCTACAAGGCAACCGGCAACGGCGTCATCCAATCAGTGACAATCACGGGCGGCGGCGACTACTACAAGGCGACCACAAGCATCTCGCGCGTGGTGGTGACGAACGCCGGGCAATACTTCAACGACACTGGCGTGCCGTCCGGCGTCACGGTGTCCAATGGTGGGCAGTATTACCGTGAAGAAGTGACCGTGGCCGCCGTGACGGTCACGGTATCGCAGACGCTACCCTCCATCGGCGCGGGCGCGTCGATCACGGCAGCGGTAGATAGCGACAAGACCAGCGGCACGTTTGGGCAGGTGACGGGCCTGACCATTGCTAACGGCGGCACGGGATACGTCGCCGTTCGTCCGGCCGACGACCCGTGCAACCTGTTTCCATGATTACAGGCCCGCGTCAACAGTTCGTCGCCAGGGCCACGCAACGCGGCTACACGCTCGACGAGGTGCGGCCGTGCATTGTCGCCCAGGACGGCGACACGATCACGGTGGACGAGACGCATCCGGCGTATCCAAGGCCACGGGGGCCGAGCCTCGCCCAGCGAGCCGTCAACCTCGCCGCCGCTGCCGCCCAGCACGTCGCCGCCGGGATACCCCTGGCTGACCAGGCCGAGATCGACCGGCGGTTTGCCGTCTGCCAGCAGTGCGAGCATTTCGACGGCTCGGCGTGTAGTCAGTGCGGATGCCCGGTCGTGCGGGAGCGGCAATGGCGGAGCAAACTTTCGTGGGCCGAGCAGGCGTGCCCGGTGGGGAAGTGGGGTGCGGTTGGCGACAAGCAGGCAAACCGGCATTGACGCCTCGCATGGCTGTGGCAGTCTCGTGCTATCGGCCTATACGGAGGACCAGATGGCCAAGCGTAAGACGCTGACGCAGCTCACCGCCGAGCGAGTCCCACGAAAGGGAATGTCGCCGTGGGAGGAAGGTATTTCGATGGACCTGCGGGCCGAACTGGAAGAAGCCTACCTGGACTACAAAGCCGGCAAGCGAGGCACCAAGACGGGGTTCTGCAGGGCGTTGTCGGCGGCACTGGCGGAGTGCGGTCACGCAATCGGGCACGCGGGAGTCGAAGGGTGGCTGAAAAGACGCCAGGCACAAGGCTGACCGGGAAGGTTGCCGCCAAGCTCCCGCCGCCCGAGCCTGCCCGCGATGCGGAGCAGGTGACGCAGCGCCGCGACGGCGAGGTGCTCGAGGCCAAGAGCACGTCGCGGACGATCCGCACCGTCGAGGATCTGCTGCGGCATATCGAGGCCGACTTAGAGCGATATGAAGTCGCGGCCAGTGAGGCAACCAAGTGGGAGTGTGCCACCGGCGGCGACAACGGGCCGGAAGTGACCGAGCTGTTCCGGGTGTTCGTGAGGCTCAAGCCGAAGGCCGGGCCGGGTGTGCGGGAATGCGTCGAGGCGATGATCGAGGCGGCGAAGAAGGAGATTCGCCGGCCCTCAACCAAATCCGTCAAGGCCCCGCCAGGCGGCCTCTGGCAAGTGCTCGTCGTCGCGGATACGCATTTCGGAAAATACTGCTGGAACAAAACCGCGGGCGGTGGCGACTACGATCTCGACATTGCCTCGCGGCTCGTGACCGAGGCCAGCGATAGCCTGCTGGCTATTGGCGATTCGCACAAGCCGGCCAGGCGGACGATTGCCTTCTTGGGCGATCTCTTCCATTACGACACGCCGGCCGGCACCACGACGGGGGGCACGCCGCTCGAGCGGGACGGCCGGCTCCAGAAAATGATCGAGGTCGGCTGCGACACACTGCTGTCGCTCGTGGAGAAGTCGGCGGCTACCGCTCCGACCGACGTTGTGATCGTCAACGGGAATCACGACGAAGTTCTGACGTGGACGTTCCAGCGGATCATGCTTGAGCGATTCCGCAACGACAAGCGGGTGAACGTGCGGGCAGGCTTCACGGGCAGGCAGTATGCCCACCACGGCGGCACGCTGCTGGGGTTCGCTCACGGCCACAAGGCCAAAGCGAAACTGCCGCAGCTCATGGCGTTGGAATCGCCGCAGGAATGGAGCAGTTGCCCGTACCGCGAATGGCATACCGGGCATTTCCACTCCCAGGCAGCCGAGTGGCAGCGGCCGATTGAAACGCTCCAGGGGGTGATCGTGCGGACGGCTCCGGCCTTGAACCCGCCGGACGATTATCACGCGGTGAATGGCTGGATTGCCAGCCGGCAGGCAATGGAAACATTCCTCTACGCCGAGCGTGGCGGTCTGCAGTCGATGCACGTCGCAGGCCCGTACATGGGTGGCACATGATCGACCGCCCGCCGCTCACCGAGGACTACATCGCCAAGGCCATGCAGGACGCCAGGCAGTTCCAAGCAAATTGGGACTGCGGCACGTCTGGCGTTTTGGCGGCTCACACTTTCAGGCTTATCAAGGAGAGGGAAATGCAAATGGCGCGGATTGCGGAGTTGGAGCGGGAGTTGGCCGAGCTGCGGGCATTGCATGATGCCCCGGAACTGCCGCCGGAATATGCGAATGTCCGCCTGGTGCCGGCCGAGGTTGCCGAGCAGCCGGTCTTTGACGAGCCGATCCCGGTTGCCACGTCGATGCCACCGGAGCAGATTGAGGCGGCATGGGCCGGCATCAAGGCCCGCCGCGATGCGATGCTCGCCAGAATCAAGGAGGACCCAACGCCGGCGGCGGATGCAATCGTCTATGCGGCAGTGCGGCCAAAGCTGATTGGGGTGACGGGCCGGGCCGGCAGCGGCAAGAGCCTAGTGGCTAGCATGGTTGGAGGCATGGTCATACAGCTGGCGGACCCGCTCTATGCGGCCCTGTCCGTCATGCTCGGCTTGCCGGAGGTGCTGCTTCGAGATCGGCAGTTCAAGGAACGCACGATTGAGTGGCTCGGCAAGTCGCCGCGGCAAATGCTCCAGACGCTCGGAACCGAGTGGGGGCGGGATTCCGTGCGGAAGGACGTTTGGCTGCAACTGTGCCAGCGCCGTATCGAAACGCTACGGAGCCACGGGGCCGGGCCGATCGTGATAGCCGACGTCCGGTTCGACAACGAGGCTGCGATGATCCGCTCAAGCGGCGGCCAAGTGTGGCACGTCCGGCGGCCGGAGGCCGACGAGGCCGGCGTGGAGCACACGAGCGAGGCCGGAATCCAGGCGCTCGACGGGGATCGCATCATCGCCAATGACGGCACGATCGAGCAGTTGCGGCGCAGGGTGTTTGCCGCGATGCACGGGGGCTACGAAGCGGCCTAGCCGCCCGCTGGAACACAGGGATCACTACGGCCATGCCCGCACCTGAACAATCGTACAATGGTGGTAGGAGACAGAGCGACGTGATTAGCCGGGCACGGGTGAACGAAACGCTGTTCCGGCGATCGGCCAAAGGCCGCGAGGCCCTTGCTCCGCCCGGCGAGGGCGGCGAGCACGTCCACTACCAGCATCGCCGCAGCGTGGGCGTCGGCTGCATTACGAGCAGCAATAAGCAGTCGGTCACGTTTTGGGAGCTGCTGGCCTACGAGCTGGGCGTGAACGTCCAGACTGCCAAAGAACTGTGGGAAAAGGGGCTCATCAAATGACGAATGTCGCCACGGGTCCGGTGATTGCGGCCGGCAGCTATGACGACGTGGCCGGCAAGGTCTCGGCGTTCCTCCAGGCCGCGCGGGCCGCCGCCGCTGACGGCCTAACGTGGGCGGAGTTCGGCACGCTCCTCGTGGCCCTGCTTCGTATTTCGATCCAGGCCCTCGACGTGATGCAGAACCTCACCGGGGCGGAGAAGAAAGAGATCGCCCTGCACGCCGTTGCCAGCCTGTTCGACCTGGTGGCCGACAAGTGCGTGCCCTGGACGATGGCGCCGCTGTGGATGGTCGCCCGGCCTGCCGTCCGCTCGCTCGTGCTGGCGCTCGCCGGCGGGGCAACCGAAACCCTTCTGCCGATGATCCGGAGCCGCTGATGCTGACTGCGATTCTCCTCCTGTCTGCGGCCGCAGCTTTGTGGTGGCCGCAGGTTGTGAAGATGCTCGACCACGTTGACGTGCCCGAGCTGGACCGCCGGCACCTGGCCGCGGCCGGTCTGATTGCGGCCGCGGTCGTGGCGTACTCGTGGCGTATGCCGGCCGCACCGCCGGTGCCCACCCCTGCCCCTCCGGCCCCGGACGCGGGCATTGTGCTCGCCGGCAAGTTCGTCGGCCCCACTGCCCCGGCCGATGCCCAAATGCTCGAGGCCCTCTGCGATGAGATCGCGGCGTGCATCGAGCAGGACGGCATGAAAGAGCAGCCGCGGCTCACGACAGGCGTAGCGTTCGACGATCTGCGTGTCGCGGCCCGCGAGGGGCGGATGCGGGGCGAGAGTCTCGGCAGCCGGCAGCCGCATGTGCGGGACGCGATCCACCAGTACCTCGACCAGGTGGTAGGGGTCGCCGGCGGGCCGGTGACGCCGGATCAGCGGTCGAAGTGGGTCTCCGCATACCGCACCATCGCGAGGGCCGCCGCTGATGTCACGCGATAGGCGCAACGCTCTGACACTCGTGGCGTCCGTGGCGTTGGTCGTCGCGGCGTTCGTCGTCGCCGGCCAGGCCGGGCGGCGCGTGCCTGTGGCCGGCGACGTGCATGGCATGGGCTACGTCCCAAACCCGGCAGGGGTCCGCGAGTTCCTATCAGAGCTGGACGAGCCGATGTTTCGCCAAGCCGGAGCGGAATGTCTGGCCAAGGCCCAAGGCCGCGATACCTACCTGTATAGGTATGTCGATGCGGCCCACCGGGAGGTGTACGGCAAGCCGTTCGAGCCATGGAACCAAGGCCCGCACGGCTCCTGCGTTTCGTTTGGGTGGGGGCTCGGAAGTTTTTTCGCTCAAAGTGTGGATTGGGCCACCGGCAAGATGCCGCACCCGCCCAAGCTCGTCGCGACCGAGCCTATCTATGGGGGCAGTCGGACGGCCGCGAGGCTCCCGCCGGTGACGTTTGCGGGGTGGGGCGACGGCAGCTACGGGGCGGCGGCGGCTCGTTGGGTGGCCGGCCTCAAGAGCGGCCAGGGTGGGATCGTCTATCGTGAGAAATACGGCGACGTCGATCTGACGACGTATTCGATTCCGCGGTCGAAGGAGTGGGGTGCCTACGGCGCCCCGCCAGCGATCGGCAAGGCCGGCATGAAACATACGGCTAGGGCCGTCGCTCTCTGCGAGGATTGGGAGTCGCTGACGGCCGCGCTCGAGGCTGGGTATGTGGTGCCCGTCTGTAGCAATGTCGGATTCGCCAAGACAAACCAGCGTGATGCCGATGGGTTCCTGCCGCGTGGCGGCAACTGGAACCACTGTATGCTCCTGTGCTCGATCAAGTACGCGGCCAACAGCGGCAAGGGCAATGAGCCGCGGATGGTCAACCCGCGCGACGGCGTCTTGTGTTTGAACTCGTGGGGCAAGGGCTGGGTGGCAGGCCCAAAGCACCCGCCGGACCAGCCGGACGGCTCGTTCTGGATGACGCGGCCGGACGCCGAAGCGATTCTGCGGCAGTCAGATTCATTCGTCATAGGTGGGGTAAGCGGATTCGAGTGGCGAGACCTGCACCACGGAGGGTGGCTGCAGCAGCCGCCGGCCGAGCCCGCCAAGCCTGCCGACCCGCCGATCATTCGTGCCCTGGCTCTCTGATTGGAGTATTTCGATGAGGGTAGACCGCAACACCGTGTTCATCGTGCTCGCCCTGGCGGCTGGCTACTGGTTGGCGTCGTCCTCGAGCTCGCCGCTGGGGCCGCCGGCCAAGGATCGCCCGGTGCTGCGCTTCATCGCGCGGGCGGCGAAGTCGTTCCTCTGGATTGCCCTGGTGGCCGAGCAGCCGCCGACGGCGGGCGGCGAAGCGTATGCAATCCACGCTCCGATCGGGCCGGACGGGGCTCCGACACTCAATCACGCGCGGGGGTGGTGATGAGCCTGTGGCAATGGTTCCTCTCGTTCCTCGCCTGGCTGGCCGCTGACCCGGCCGCGGTGGACGTCGAGCGGCCGCGGGCTGCGGCGGCCGTGGCCGTGGCCTACGCCTCCTTCGCGCCGGAGCAGGCACCGCCGGCACCGCCGACGCCGGTCAATGAATGTGCGTGCGGCGGGACGTGCGTCGGCGGCAAGTGGAAGCCGGACGGCCATATCGTCCAGCCGTGCCCCTGCCCTGCATCGTGTAAGTGTAAGGCCGGCAAATGTCCGGACGGCAAATGCCCCCAGGTGCGATGAGCGTGGATGCCCTAGAGCAGCTTTCCGCCCATGTCCGGTACCGGCTGGGTGGCCGCGTGCATTACTGCAAGAGCTGGCGGGTGGACGAGCTGACGCGGCTCGTGCTGCGGCATTGGCCGCACAACCACCTCGAGGCGGCGGAGCGGGCCGGCGGCCGCCTTCATAAGAGCGTCGATCACGCCATGGTGCTGCTGCGGGCTCAAGTGCGTGAGCAGTGGGAAGCCCGCCACGGCGTCGGGCCGATGTGGCAGATGCTCCTGGCCGGCACCGTTGTGGGCATTGCTCATGTAATTCTTGAACTGTGGTGGAGCGATGCCCGCTGGCGTGAGCGGCTCGCAGAGATCGGCCAAACCATTCGCGAGGGGAAGTAGCATGGCGCAGTCGTTTTCACTGTCGGGCGTGGTGCAGTTGAATCCTTCATGGGATGACGGCACGGCAACTGATGCCGTCGCCGCGAATGTGGCGTTGAGCCTCGACAACGGCACCGGCGCCGGGCAGGCGGATTCATTCTGGAGCAACACCTACTCCATCGCGGCCGGCCAATCGCAGTCGATCGACCTGACGGCGCTCGCCCGATCTGTATTCGGGGCGAGCGGCTCAATCAACATCTGGAAGGTCAAGGCACTGCTGTTCCGCAACCTCTCGACGGCTACCGGATTCACGGTTGGCGGCACGCCTTCTGACCGCTGGAGCGGCTTTTCCAGTTCGGGCACGCTGGTGGTCGCCCCGGAGGGCCTCGTCCTAGTGACGGCACCGCGGGCCGGGCTGGCCACGAGTGGGACGTCGAAGGCTCTGGACGTCGTGAACACGGACCAGGTCTATAGCCTGACCGGCAACACAACCACGGGGCAGGCGGCCGTCACGGGCCTGTCGAGCACGACGGGGCTTGAGGCCGGCATGAGCGTGGCCGGCACCGGCATACCGGCCGCGGCGAAGATTGCCAGCGTCACGAGCGGCACCGCGATCACGCTCACGGCCAACGCCACGGCCACCGCGACGGGCGTGGCTCTGACGATCGATCGGCCCGCGGCCTCTCTGCAGGTGATTGTTGCGGGCGTGCTCGACTAACGGACCACGCCGAGCGCGGCGTCGGCCATGTCGAGCGCCGCCCGGCCGAGCCGGCGTAGCGGGGCCTCGGCCGGCGTGGCTGGGGCGGCGTGGGCGGGCGTGGGCATAGGCTGCCATTGGGGCGGAGCGGCGTGGCTGGCCACGAGCCCACGGTGGGCGGCGTCGATCATGGCGAGCTGCCAACGGGCCTCGACCACGAGCGACGTGCCCACGGCGAGCACGGCGAGCACCAGGGCGGCGCGGAGAATGTCGCGGATCATGCGGCGGCCTCCGCGAGCAGCTGGCAGGGGAACCCGGCAATCGGCGTGGCCGGGTCGATGATCCACTCGTAGGCGGCGCCGCTGGGGTGGCGGCTGGGCGGGAGCACTGATTGAGCGGCGCGGCCGCCAATGCGGATCTCCAGGTCGCCGGCCTTCACGGCGGCCGCGGCCGGCATCCACGGCTCCCAGCGGAATAGGCGGTGCTCCCCGCGGGCGGAGCGCCACGTCGGCGTGGGTATGTCGAGCACGCCATAGGCTGCGAGCTGGTCGCGGCCGGCGGGGTCGTCGTATTCCACGTCGATCACGCCGGAGTCGGGGCCGAGCAGGATGCCGACATTCGACCGGGCGGCGAGCCAGGCGGCGACGGCGTCCAGGTCGTCGGTGCTCTTGTGCTGCCAGGCGGCACCGAGCGGGCGTTTCTCTCCGCGGGCGAGCCGGACGAACCGGCAGCCGGCGGCGGCGAGGGGGGCGAGGTCTTTCATGGGTTGGGCTCCTGGTGGTGGTGGTGGATCAGTCGCCGGTATAGGCGGGGCCAAAGCGGTAGCCGGTGCCTCGCTTAATGTCGTCGGGCGTGGCAACTCTCCACCCGATCCCCTTCATGTCGGCCGGGCCGATGTTTCCAACGGCCGACTCAAATTGCCCGTCGATGAGCACGACGTGCCAGGTGCCCCACTTGTTTGTCGTGTGGTCGGCTACCTGTCCGATACGGACGCTGAATCCGTCGTAGGCGACAACCTTGGTTCCGATTGGTGTCATGGTCTGCGGTCTCCTGCGTTGGTGGCGGCGGATCACTCGGCGGCGGCGAACTGGTCGAGCATGGTGAACGTTCGGCGGATGGGGAGCCCGAAAAAGTTCATCGTGTCGCGGACTTCTTCGCACACTCGGAGGCACTGTTCCAACGAGGGCGGATAGCCGACGTCGGCGTAGGTGTCGAGAATCAAAAACTCCTCGGGCAGGTCGGCACCGGACGCGAGTGCGTCCACCACGGGCCGCGTGAGCGGATCGCAGTTGACGATCCCGGCGAGGCTGATGGTCGCATCGTGCGGCGGGCAGGCCTCGAGCACGATCGCGTCGGGGTCGGCGGCGAGGATCTCGGCGGTGCTGCGGGCGTCGTGGGTCATGGTCTCGGTCTCCTGGGGTTGTTGGTGAACACTGACATAATACCGATCGGCAAAATAGGGTCAAGGGGTGAGAGGTTTTCTGCGAACGTGGGCGGGCGTGGCTTAGTGCCTGCCGTCAGCTGGGCGAACGCGGGGCCGGCCTCGGCCAACCGGGTCGCGCTCGAAGCTCTCGCAAGCGGAGCGGAGTGCGAAATAGTAGCCGTCGATCTCGATGCCCTGCAGGCGTCCGGACTTGATAGCCTCGCGGAGCGTGATGCGGGCAACGCCGGCCAGGCGGGCGCCGGTCTGGATGCTGACGTATTTCTTTGGGTCGATGTTTGGCATGGGTGCATTATTGCCGATCGAAAGCCGCGGTCAATGCTGGGGGCGGCGTGGCTGGGCGGGCGTGGCTTCATAGGGGCGGCGTGGCTTGATAGGCGTGGCTGGGGCGGCGTGGCTCCACTGCCCGGCCGGGGCCGGCGTGGCCGGCTCCCGGCGGGAGTGGGCGGGCGTGGCTACTGGGCGGGCGTGTAGTCGGCCTGCACCGCGATCATGCGAACGGCGTCGGCGTAGCACGTCCATCCCGGCATCGTCCGCCAAAGTTCGAGCACGGCGGCGTGCTCGGCGGGCGTGATGCCGTCGGCGTAGACTCGCGTCCATGGGCCGTCACACGATTGGCGGAAGGCGCGGCGAAAGCTGCCGCCGAGCAGGCGGTTGTCGAGAATGTAGCGGGCACGTTCGGGCGTCATGGTCTCGGGCTCCTGTGGTGGTGGTGGTGGCGGGCGTGGGTGGGCGTGGGTCAATCCTCGAGCATGGCCACGAGCTCGGCCGCGGCGGCCTCGCGGACGGCGGAGCTGACGGCGGCCGGGCTCCGGTCGCGGCCGCCGCCGCGGCGGCGGCGCTCGAGTTCGGCGGCGGCGGAATAGATTTCGTCCTGGTAGCGGCCGGCGTTCGGTGAGTCCGGCCAGGCGGCGAGACTCTCGCGGGCGTCTGCGATGGTGTAGAGCAGTTCGGCCTCGGAGAGCCGGCGGCACCGGGCGGGGTAGTCTCGGTGGTCGATCGTCTTTCCGGCGTAGCTGCTGATGACGGCATAGGCTGGCATGGGTCGGGCTCCTGGTTGGGGTGGCGGGCGTCGGCCGGCGTGGTCGGCATCCCCCTGGCCGGCCGCGGCGGAGCCGGGGCCGGCGTGGGGGCGGCCGGTCAGCCTTGGTAGTCGGATAGGTAGGTGAGTTGGTCGGCCAGTTCTGGCGTTGTCATGCGGTCGAGGTGGGAACGCTCATCGGCGGCGAGCCCCTGCCCTGCGGCCTCGGCCGCGGCGAGCACGATTGAACGCCACGCGATACGGTGCCAGTGGCACCACGCCGGCGGCGCGTCTGGGCCGGGCTCGTATCGGCCGGCCGTGACGCCGGGGCCGTCCATCCATCGGGCGGCGGCGTCGATCTCTTGCCAGGGGCCGGCGTCGTGCTCGATCGTGGGCACGGGCGGCAACTCGGGGACCAGGTGGCGGAGCACGCGGGCGGCGTTGGCGAATAGGCGAAGGTGGTCGTAGGTGGCGGCGTTCATTTGTCGGGGTCTCTTGGTCTCGGGGTCGGGAGCCCGGCGGCGAAGTTGCCGCCGGGCGGGGGCGGCCGCGGTTAGCGAAGGATCTCCGCGGTGCTGCCGATCTGGTCGAGCACGGCGGCGGCGATGTCGTCGGCGGCCTCGCCGGCGTCGTAGTCGTGTCGCTCGAAAAAGACTCGGGCCTCGTGGACCGGCCAGCGGGCGCGGGTCGCGTCAAGGTCGATCGCAACGCGGACGGCGCCGCCTGGGATCGTGTCGCAGACCCGGTAGGGGATGTCTGCGAAATAGACTCGGACGCTGGGCCGGTGGGCTCCGTCTGCACACTGGGCGTTGTATTGACGGTGCGGGGCGTGTCCGTCTTCGATCTGGGCGCAAACTGAATCGGCTACATACTGAACGGCTTCGCGGTAGTTCATGGTCTCGGCTCCTCGTGTTGGGGTTGGGTTCAATCGGTCAACGGTCAATCGGTCATGCGGTGGCGGGCGTGGCGTTCGGCATCCACTCCACGAGCCGGCCCCACGGGCTCGGCTTGAAGCCGTGGCGCTCGAAGCGGGCGACGTCTGCGGCGTCGGAGCTGTCGACCACGGCGAGCCGGTCGGCGTCGTCGGCCATGAAAACACCGGCCGCGGTCGGGCGGCCGGTGAGCCGGTAGCGGTAGCCTGCGGCGTCGACGCCGGTACGGGTGGCGTAGTGCGGCGGGATCTCGCAAGCGGTGCGGGTCCACACAATGCGGGCGTCGGCCGCGGCCAGCTCGGCCGTGCGGGCGGCTTCGCGTCGGCTCTGCCGGCGGACGGTGGGCCGCGGGCCGCGGCGGTGGCCGGCGGCGGTGCCGACATATTCGCCGGCCTCCTCGGCCTCGGCTCGGAGCTGGCGGGCCAGCGTTGAGTCGCGGCGGCCGTGGCGGGCCTCGGCGGCGCACACCACGCCCCAGTATTGAGGCTCGCCATTGGCGGCGCCGTCAACGTCCACGAGCTGGACGGCTACGCGGCGGCGGGGGCAGAAAGTGCCGCACAGTTCACAGTGTCCGGCGCTGTCGGTCATTCCTAGAATCTTGAAGCGGTGCATGGGTCGGGCTCCTGGTCTCGTGGTCGTGTTGCCCGCCGGCCCTGTTGCCGGCGGGCGTGGGCATGGGTCAAGCCGTGACGGTCTCGGCGTCGGCCGCGGCGTCGTCGGCCTGGTCGGCGGCGCCGCCCGGCTGGAGAGAGTGCAGGTAGGCGGCCGCCCGGCTGGCCGCGCTGGCGGCGGTGAAAATCGCTCGCTTGTCGGCCTTCATCACTTTCAGCCATGAGCCCAAGTAGGCCGCGTGGTCGTCGCGGGGCTGGGCCTCGAAGCCGATGTCGGCTGCGAGAAATGCGGCGGCCAGCTCGGCTACCAGTTCCTCGGCCGCGTAGGCTTCGTCCCCGAATCGCTTGGTGGCGGAGAAGTCACGCGCGAGCCGCGAAGTGTGGCCGGTCCAGTGGGCCAGCTCATGCACGAGCGTACCGGCGTGGGCCTCGGGGCTCTCGAACGTGGCCGCGTGCGGCATCTGCACATAATCGCCGGCCGGGCTGTAGTACGCTCGTGCGCCGCCCTCGCGAACGTCGGCGCCAGTGTGGCGGGCGAAGTCGAGCACGGCGGGCAGCGGGTCAACGTGGCCGGCCGGCGGGGGAAGCTGGGCCGTGAAATGGCCGGGCAAGCCGTCACACTGTTCCGCGTTGAAAACGGAGTACGTTTTGAGGAACGGGATATTTCGGCGGACGGTCTCGCCGGCGCTGTTCTGTTCATCTTTCGCGAACGTGGAGGCGTAGACGACGGGCGTGGCCTTCTCGCCCTTCCGGACATGGCCGCCCAACTCTTGGGCCTGGCGGTAGGTGAGCCAGAGCGGGCAGGTGTAGCCGCGGCCGTGGGCGGTCATCCAAAGCCAAAGCACGTTGATGCCCTGGTACGGCTGGCCGTTGTGGCGGAGCGGTCGCGAGACCGGCCCGGCGGCATGGCCGGCCTGCCAGGGCTGATGCCAGGGGAGGACGTCGCCGGCCTCGATGCGGGCGACGATGGCGCTGGTGATGGTCTCGTAAATATCGGCGCGGGTCTCGGTCTTTGTCGCGGTCATGTGTGCTCCTTCAAGGGGCTAGGGGTTGGCGGCCGTCGTGGCCTGGTTGGTGTATATTACCGATCGGCAAAATAGAATCAAGGGGTCAAGAAATAAAATCGGAATCGTCGGACCATGCGGCGTCATACTCCGCCACGGCCGCGGCCAGCTCGCGAGCGGCGGCGAGCCGGGCGGCGTGGTCGTCGCGGCGGTGGCGGAGCGTGTCGGCCACGGCACGAGCCGTGGCAAGCCGGACGGCCGCGGTGCGGCGGCGGCGGTCCAGGTTGGCGGCCTGGTCGTCGGCGTCGTCGTCGGCCAGCTGGTAGCCGCGGTCGGCGGCCTCGATCGTGGCCACGAGCTGTCGGGCCTCGGTCCGCGTGTCAACGGTGCCAACGTGCCAGCGGTCGCCGGCGGCGTTCATGCCTTCGATCTCGAACCAGTAGCAGGTGCCGCGGCTCCGCGGGTCGCTGATTTTCAGAATCCGATAGGTGTGGGTGGGCGTGGTCATGGTCGAGGATCTCCGGGGGGCGTGGGAACTGGCGGCCGATTGCCCGCGGCCGTGTCGGGTTGTTTCGTTAGCGGGCGGCGCCGCGGCGGCGGGCGTGGTGCTCGATGGCCGCGGCCACGGTGGCCACGAGCACGACGGCGGTTAGCAGGTCGAGAGCGAAAGCAAGCATTTGGGCGGCTCCGGGTTGGCGTGGGTTCAGTCAGCGAACAGCGAAAGCGTGGCCGGCCGGCGGACGGGCTCCGCGGCCGTGAACCGGGGCGGCTCGGTGGCGCCGTGCTCGGTGAGCCGGAGCACGAAAAATTCGGCCGCCCACCAAGCGTCGGAGCCGCGGCCGCCGGCCGCGTCGGCGGCCGCGGCGAGGTCCCCCGCGGCCATAAGCTCGAAGGCCCGGCGGACGGCGGCCGGCTTGTCGGCCAGTTCGGCGGCGAGTCGGGAAAACTGATTTATCGTCATGGCGTGGGCTCCGGGGTTGGCGTGGGGGATTCTGTCGATCGGTAGATTAGAATGGTGCAGCTTCGCGGCGGGGGCGGCCGGCCGTGGGATGGCGTGCGAAAAATGCCACGTCGGCGCGGCTGACGATCCAATTCCGGCCGGCTTTTCGGCCGCGGATCTTGCCAGACTTCACGAGCTGGCGAAGCCATTGTTCGGTAATGTCAGCGGCCGCGGCCGCGGCCACGAGCCCCACCATTTCCTCGGCATCGTCGGCGGCCGCGGCCAGCTCGGCCGCCCGGTCGATAACCTCGGCCATCACGTCATCGGCCGGGCGGAGCGCGGGGGCGTCGGCTTTCAACACTTCGTAAAGCTCGTCGGCCGTGAGCCCCATATCGGCCGCGGCCACGTCGATACCGCGGACCATCGTGGCATCCCCCGTCGTGAACGCTTCCCGGTTGGCCAGCTTGAACCGGCCGCCGGTGAGCTTCGAGCACGCCGCAAACCCACGAGCCCGCAATTCCGTCAGCCGCTCGACCTCGTGGGCTTCGAGCTGGCGGGCTTCACGATAGAGCGAGAGCACGGCGGGCCATTCCAGGCCCATTTCGGCGGCTCGCGTCTTGTGTTCGTTCGTGTTCATGTCGGTATTCTACCGATCGGCATAATAGGGTCAAGGGCATGAACTGGAAAAATTTTTTTCGCCATCACGTTCGGCCAGTGTCGCAGGATGGACACTTAGCATTGTGAGAAAACTGCCGGCCATCGGCCGGCCGCCGGGCTCGTGGTGGACGTCATGTCCACGAGCCCGTGACGCCGGCCAGCTCGCCCGGTCGTGAGCTGGCCGGCCAGGTCGGCCGGGCTCGTGGTGGAGCTGGCCGGGCTCGTGGCCACGAGCCCGCTATCGAAATACTCCGGCGGCCGCCGGCCGCGGTCTATCGAAATACTCCGGCCGCCGATCGAAATACCCCCGATAGGGGGTCAAGTGTACGGCCGTACACCGGCCGGAGGCCGGGTCCTTCCGGCCGGCCCAGCCGGCCGGCT